AATTTAACTCTTGGTTTTTCACTTTTGCTGTGTACAGGTTTGAGTATATCCAATCTGTTTCATGGTATATATACCTGTGTATTACAAGAAAGTCATCAGCTCTATTCATACTCATACCCCCCATCTCACTATCAGAAGCCATAGGTGGTATAGGTTGATTAGCGTAGTAATGCCCCTGAGGGTGTTTTTTTCTTAGTGCCTCTGTAACAGCGTGAACACATATCCAAGTTGTAATGTTATGCTGTTTGCAGAAGATTCGTATATCGGTAAGACTTTCGTAGCTGTACTCATAGCTGTTTGAGTTCTTAGGGATATCCTTTTTTAAACTGTTTAGAGGATCAATTAAAAACCCTTGATAATCCCACGCCTTTTTTACAGCAGTAGCAAGTTGTAAAAGGTCTTTGTATGTGTACGCTTTCTCAGCATCTACAAACTTAAAATGTTTATACACCCAATCGTATTGCTTTTCAAAGTCCTCTTTCTCTATTTGATTAATTGGTTTGCCCTCTGCAAATTCTATGAGCTTACGGATAAGTGCATATGGTTCGTTCTCGCTTGAGAAAATTAGCCATCTTACATTGTGTTTTTGAGAGTATAGAAACATCAAATAAAATACTAAGTGTGTTTTTCCTGTGTTTGCGTGTCCTAAAATAAAGTTAAGATTACCATGCACAAATCGAAAATGATTATCTAATCTATCTACACCTAAGCGTAAGCCCTCGTTTACTTTTCCTGCACGTATATCATTGAGTTTCTTTAAATGTTTATCGAAGTTTATTAGCATTTGGTAAAGTTATAAAAAAAAGGGGGTGGTTAGCCCCCTATTGGTTAAAATGGTAAATCTGCTCTATCAGGTGCGTGTTCTTTAGCTTCGACACCCTCTGCTTGTTTGTGGATTTTCCACGCTTGTATTGTGTTAAATACTTTGACCTCGCCCTGTGGGTTAGTCCACTCACGCCCTCTAAGGTTATACTGAACCTCTACGTGATCGCCCTCATTGTATTGGTCTAAAGTCGTGCATTTGTCATTTGAAAACACCACGCTTAATATCTGAGGATATTGCTCTTTAGTGTTTAATACAAGTTCTCTGAATTGATAATTACCTTTTGTAGTTGTTTGTCCTACTCGTTTTACAGTTCCAATAATACTACCCATTGTTCACAAAGTTTATTAATAGTTGCGCATCTGCTATTACTGTTTGTATATCTGCGTTTGGTCTTGATGCGTGAAAGTCCGCAGCAGCTTTTACCATACTTTGACGAACAATAATTTGTTCTCTGTTTGCAGTCGGTGCTGCTTGTATGGGTTTGTTGTAGATGAGCTTCGCTGTGTTGTATTGCTCATTCGTGATTTCAAAGTCGATAGTTTCGCCTACCTGCTTTTTAAATTCGCCTTTGGCTAAAAACTGATAGTTATTGCCATTTGCGAGATACACCTGATACTTATTGAAAGTACCTGATGCGTTTGTATATGTACCTTTCGGTTCTATTTGAGTGATTTTACTCTGCATAATATAATTCTAATTGTTGTTCTAAAATTTCTATATGAGCTTCTAATTCTAATATTCTATTGCTCATACTTTCTAATCGTGCCATATCAAAGTCCCTCATGAGTTCCACTATATAATCCGTATCGTTTATTCTCTTCTATCTTAAACATATCGAGTACATCGTACAAGTCGTTTAGGGTTTGATCTGACATATCGCCTTTGTTAGCGAGTGTGTGTGATACAGCGTAGAGTATCGCATCTTGCTGTTCGGTATTTAAATTGAATTGCATAATAAAGTTTTAATGTTGGTGTAAATATATAAATTATTTTTAAATAAAAAAAGGGGGCAAAGCACCCCCCTTAATCATAACATTAAAACAGTACAGGATATGTACTCTGCAAAGATACTATTTCATTTTCTTTTTGACAAGAGCTGTGTATTTAGTTATTAACTCTTGTAAGTCGTTATTTGAGTATTTAGTGATCTGTATGGCTTTAGCGTGTAAGTCCTCTGCTGTACCCTGCCCATAGTCTTTATCCAACCTTAGCCCAAACTTATACTGTTCGCCATATCTAAACACATTACAAGCAGAGCATTGTACTTGGCAGTTTGTTTCATCCCATCTCGTTCCGTAGTGCTTCCTGCTTTGAAAGTGTCCATTTTGTAACTGCTTCCAATTTTTTTTAACACCACAGGTATAACATTCAGCTATACCAAGAGCATTAGCGTTTCTAAGTCGTATGTACTGACTAAAGATATTATCTAAACGCTTTACAAGATTTTTACGTGATACCTTTTTAGACAACTGCGTTATCTAAGATTTGGATAATATGGCGTATCTCTGACTTCTCAAACTTACCCCTTATTTCAGAGTTATATGTTTTGAAAGTTAGATCGTACATATCTTTCTCTGTATCCCCTTTAAGTTCTTTTTTACCTAAGTAATCTATTTTTAAATCAAATTTCATTTTTTTTGCTTTATAAATATATATATATATAAATATACTAATTATTTTTTTATATTATATTATTATATTATATTATTATACTATTTTAAAGTATATTATTATATATATATATACTACTTAGTGACTTTTTTATATTTTTCAAAACCTCTGCTACCAAAGTATGCCACATAGATTGTAACCAACAGAGTTTTAAGCAACTCTATCCACGCTTGGTCTATATCAAACGCTATGTTTAAACTATCAAGCACAATGTAAATCGTAGTCGCAAGGGTAAGGTACACAAGGGTTAAAGGACGTACATTTTTGCTTAACCAACTATCAGAAGCCATATCAGACTGCCAACGCTTACTTACTTCCTGAATCTCCATAGAATCCATTTCAAGCAGTTTTAAGGCAGTTTCTTTGTCTTGTGGGGTAAGTGTATCATCTTTTGCTATAAGTCGCTTAAACACGCCTAAAACACCATTGTCGGGCAATATATCGCCCATTCCATCGCCAAGCGTAGAACCCACAGAAGTTAAGAATCTACCTACCTTCGTGTCCTTAAACTTCTTTTTACTCATACTTTCTAAATTGTAATTGAATGAAAAATAAGTATATATTCAGCTCATCAAATTTGTACCTACCTGTCGCAGGATAATAAGATATACCTGTTATGAACGAGGTGGGGAATAATAGTATAATTGAAAAACTACGCATAAGTCCATATTACTTCTTTAGATTTGTCTTTGTCGATATCTACGTGGATAAAACTGTTTGCTATCCCTATACGCTTAAACCCTACGTCTAAAAGGCAGTTGATTAAATGATATCTATCTATTGAATTATTACAAGCTATATCAACAGCTAAACCTTTACAATGTGAGCTATTAGGCGATGCTTTATATCCCCTTGCTGCTAAAGACTCGTTATATTCTTTTGTGCGATATCCTGATGTAATGTGGATAGGTTTGTCAAACTTATCTCTTACCATATCAAGCATTATAAGTAGCTTAGGGTTCATTTTCTTACCGCTTCCCACTTCATCGGGGCTATCAAACTCTGTATAAGTAAAATACTTCATTCGCAATCTTTGTATTTAAAGTTTTGACCTGTAACAGATAACTTCTCGATCACATCGCTTTGTAGGTTTCTTAGTAGTGCTTCTATGTTGTCCTTTTCCTCTACAAGTTGTTTTACCTTTGTTTCAAGACTTTGGCTTTTCGCTTGTAACTCTGCAACTTCCTCAGGGTTCTTACCTATGAATGTATAGATGACAACTGACAGAGAACCAACTAACATACCCACTATAACTTTAAAAATATCGTTATTCGTTTCAGGTATCTCGTAAAAAGCCAAAAATAGCAATAGACCCATTACAAGGAAAAATATAACCCCTGCGCCTATATAACCTCTAAGCTCTTTATCCTTAATCATTTCTTTTTAATCTCGTACCATTTTTGAATAGTGTAGCCGATAGTAACTACAAGCAAAAGTATTTTCAAAGCACTTTCTATTTGGTCGATTGTGGTTATTGTCATTGTAGACAAGTTCATTAAATAAACTT